AGCACTGTGGCACTAATGATCACAAGGCATGCAATGACCGTGACGCAAATAATCAGAACATTAAAATCCATCGCTTAACTCCCATCTCCATTTGCCGCTAATCATTTTGTGAGCGTAGTTGTTGGCCTTTTCCAAATCGGTTCTTGCATTTCCTTTTTTACCCGCACGCAGGGCATATTTCAGAATGTTGCCTAAGCAATATCCATCAAACCCATCTAGACCGGTTGTGATCACGTCGATGATCTCAATTGCTTCAAGTCGATCTTGGGTATAGTAATAGGGATGATTCACGTCATCTGACGTGCAATCCTTGAACCCACCCTTATCGTAGTAACCGCGCGCGGTGTTTTTCGCAATCACTTCTTCGTGAGATGCTTGCACAACTTCAATATCAAACTCACGAAGTGCCGTCTCACACGCTTGAATGCAGTCGAGCAGTTCAGATATGTAAGCCTGCTCATCATCCTTTTCTGCTGCTGAGAACACCTCTGCTGCTTCCTGGGTGATCTGATCAGCTTGCGCTCTGCGTGATACATCGCTTTCACTTGGCACAAAACGTGTCTTGGGGAAATTAAATTTGAACATTTTTATCCAATCCTTTTCAAAATAATTTGGTTTTGTCGCATGCTTACTGTCACAATTTTTTTGTATGCTTTCTTTTGGCAAGCGTTGTACAACCCTCTATATAGATCAAACAATTCATAGTCGGTGTCTTCCCATTTGACGCTTGCAAACGCTGCTCGATTGCGAATAAAAGTTCTGATGATCTTCTCAGCGAGGATGCTTCGCTCTGTGGAATTACGCGCAATGGATGTTGCTCCGTCATAGGGAGCTACCAAGTCTTCGCACATTAAGCTACCTCCTGTATCTCGTGACGCTGTTGACAATGGAACGAATCTCATCTTCGGGTAGAGGTGGCACCATGTAGCGCTCATTCGCTATCAGCGCTTGTTTCATGACAGTGCTTTTATGCGCTAAACAAGAGTGAAGCTGTCCACAAAAAGACACCATGGCTAAATGCCTGCTGCCACTTGCAACAGGGTCGCGCTCTGGTTCTATCATCACACGACCACCATCTAAAAAGCGCCATCGAGGTTCCCATATTTTTCGACCGCGTTTCGGTTTGTCGGTTTCGATGGGAGCGTCTGCGAAGTGCTGGGCAAGTACGAGGTCTATTCCGTTTTGGGCATCTTCGATCTCGCCAAACATAGCCACTTGCCCTGTTAGCAAGAAGTAGCGAGCTTCTCGATAGATTTCCCACCCTGCTTGATTGTTGCGACCACGGAAGGGGAGCGAACCACGGCAAATTATGTGGATGCCGTGACCGCTCTTGCTCACTTCCGTGTAACTCTTGCACGCCAGAACGGCTTCGAGTGCGTCATCGTCAAGAAGACCGTCCTCGGTAAAGGCGTGATCTATATCAATACCGACTAAACCATCATTAGCGAAAACGAACCCAGCGTATTCATAGGTGCCACTTTCAACACACTCGCAAACCTCGTCAAAATCGCCCCAGGTGTCTGGTTTGCTTACGGATGCTGCTTTACCTTCAAACGTGCGCATGGGTATCTTAGAATCGCGATTAGCGCACACCCAGCGTTGCAATTCTCTCAACTCTGACGGTATGTTGTTCAACAGCGTTGGCATGTTACTTAACCGATTGTTTGGTGTCTTTAGTTGCTTTGCTCGTCTTTTTCTTCTGAGTAGTTCCGCGTTCAATCGGCTCGTTTTCATCGAACACGAATGCGTCGATCGGAAACATCATGTTTTCATTAACGATAAGTTCGAAGTTTTTCTTTTCACCCAACACACGTGTTAATGCAGTGTGGACAATCTCTTCTGCAATGCTCGCACGCATGTGACCTTCGCAGAATTGCCCGTCTTTCGTGTCGAGTAGATATGTGATCTCAGCATTAGGTGTTTGATATTTTTTATTTAGTTTCATCTTCAAATTCCTTTCGTATTGTTTCTTTGAATCTTTCGAAATCGTTGTTTTCGATGACGTAGTGAGCAACACCCACTTTTGAAAATCTGTTGCGCCAGATGATTTGGTCTTGTTGCAGCGAGTAGCCACTGTCAGATTTCAATTCGATTACAATGGCTTTACCTTTGCCGTAGATTGTGAGATCGGGAAATCCTTTGTTGGTATAGCCATCGCCGTGGTTGTTCACAGCAAGCAGCTTGCCCCAGAACTCTTTTTTAACCCAGCGCAAACACTTATCTTGGAACTCGGTTTCGCGCATGGCTAATACCAAGAACCCTCGTCTTCATCCTCAGCTTCATCATCTTCTTCGGCTTCACGGAAGTTGCGCACGTGGATATAACGACCCTTCTCATCGCCGTCTTCGTCTTTCACGACTTGCTCATATACATCGGCGATAATGTGGCACCCTTCAATATCTGTGGGGTCAACCTCATCACCTGTCTCACCACCTTTGCAGCATTTATAAATCGTTGAAAAGATGCCATACGCCACATCGTTTGGCTTGTCATTGCTACCCATGAGATTGAAGTTCTCAACACAGGTGCCACCCTTGTCATCCGCGAAGGTGAGTGCGATTTTTTGGAACTTTTCGTCAAATTTCACCTTTTTGACGAGCAAAATTTGACCGTCTCCAATTTGAAGATTTTTGAACCCGCTTGTTAATTTGATTTTGCCCATTGTTCCTCCTTATAAGAACTTGACTGCGAATCGGTTAGACTCTGTATCGCTTGCGTACTTCTCAAACACCCCATCGGCTTTCATGGCATCTTCATCGATCTTCACGCCATAAGTTTTGGTGAGGGTGCACTTGACGCGTTCGTTTTCGATAGTCGCTGTCTCGTTATCGCCAATGTTTTCTTCCGCGTATTTCTTTAATTGCGCCTTTAGTGCTTTTACGCGTTTTTGTTTATCGGCAATTTGTTTTTCGACAATAGATACTTCGTTGTTGAGATCAGCAAGTTCGTCCAACATCGCGTCAATATCACTGTTGGGATTCAAGCTTTGATTGCGCATCTGCGTGAGATAATCAGCGTCAAGACGCTCGTCATAAGCAGGGGAGTTGCCAGTCACAACATGCTCATTCCACCAAGCAAGAGCAGGCTTAACGTAATCGTTCTTGAAGTCGGGATAACGCTCACTCAGCTTGAATTCAACTGTGACCGTGTTTTCCGCATTAGGCGTATAGTTCTCAGGATTGTCGTAGTCGCTTTCTTCTAGGAAACTACCGACCATCACTACATCATCGCATTCGAGAAGCCACGCATACAATGCGGCTTGCAAGGCGTGGTATTCGGGCGCTTGTGGCTCACCATCTTCGTCAATCCAGTCCTCAACACGTTTGGTGGTCTTGAACTCAAGAACCATATCGGTGTGACCCACAAGGCCATCGGGAGTGCCGTCCCAATCCTCGCTAACACACAATGCGTCCCACATGCCACCTAGCACGGGATGGGTAAAGAAGTTGCCCCATGTTTTTGCGAAATAGTCTTTGCCCCAGATATCACTCGGCACAACAAGTTCATCTTCCATACCGAAGCTATCGCGCATGTACTGAATCTGTATAGGCTCGATTGTCTTACCAGCTAACGTGTACTCGGTATCTTCGAAGGGGACGTTGTAAGCTTTCGTGATCTCACACCACTGCTGAAATGCCGTGTTCCAAGGGTTAAGACCTAAGACGCTTGCGAAACGGGTGCCGGTCATCTTCTTTGGACGCTTCGGCGGGTCTATTGTTACAGTGCCATCTGTGTTCCATTGATAATCCATCGTATTATCCTTCCAGGGTAATGTTTTCGAACTCTGCTCTAACTTTTAGAAGGAACAGATAATTTTCCATTGCTTGTTTCTGATCTCGCAAAAGTTCGATCGGGCAATTCAACTCGAAATCCAATGTGCCAGCTTTATAAGCGACAATAATCTTGTCGAGTTTTTCAATGCGAATCTTTAGTTGCTGATACTCAGCCAGGAAACGCTTTTTGTGATCATCGCTAGTCATGGCTTCAATCGTGTTTTTCAGTTCCATTAGTTCTCTGCTCCTTCTGTTTCGAATTTCTCTTTCATCTCTCCCAGATCATGAATCGCCTGTTCACATCTGGCTTTGCTGATCTCTTTAAGATTGCCAGTTTCAGCACCTAACTCGGTCACGTATGCAGCTACTTCGGGATGATCTTGGCTGTAGTTATCCATCATCTTGCGAATGCACTTTTGCAGCTGACTAATTTGAAGCTTAGAAGCGTCTCCTTCGGGTGCTGTAATAGCCTTAGTAGCTTTTTTGCGCTCTGATACGGTGGTCGGCTTCTTGGGTGCGGTGTTCACGCTTGCCTTGGTTTCCGTCTTTGACGCGCTGGGTGCCTTTTCCTTTTCAGGTTCTCCCGCGCTTGCATCGATCTCATCGGGTTCACTCAGGTCGAGAACCTGCATCTTTAGATACCTACGCAAGTAAGTCTGAACTTTGCCTAAATCTTGTACTGGGTTGGAAATCGACTTACCCTCCTTGTTCTTTTGCACGGGTAAATCAACCCAACGGATGCGAAACGCAATCTTTTCTTCGGGGTTATCGGTATTGATAAGCGTTGCAATACCTAAAGAATCAGCGTGTTCTAAAACAAGATTGTCACCATCAGGAGTGCGCCCCACGTACTTATCTTCCCCTGGCATATAGGTAAACAACTCAAGCAAGCCAACCTCTTCAAAGATGCGCGTTTGAGTCGGTGC